CACCACAATAGGTTTGAAATAGTATAGTAACTCTATCCGATAGATCCTCAAGTAAGTCATCATCAATCTGGCGGGTATTTCCAAACTGGTAATAATCTTTTATTTCATCCAATGTTGCAAGGGCGTAATCGGCTACTGACATTTTACTTCTCCTTTATGTAAAGTGGGAGACCTGAATAAGCATCTCCCACGTTATATAGGTGATTAGATAGTAAGCTGAACAAAAGCTGATCCTGCTTTAGGAGCTCCGTCCCAGCGGGTTACAGATCTAAATCTAGTTTGATACTCAAGGAATTTTCCATAAGGATCAACATCTAGACCCATTATACCTAATCTTCGTGCGACTGCATAGTAATTAAGGTTACCAAAGATACCGATACAAGAACTGCCTGTTGAATCTGTTGGCATAGCTTCTACCAATCTAACTGGATAACCATATAGTGTAAATCCACCATTTTCTACATTGATGATAGGCATTTTGTTATCATCTGTTTTCGCTCTCCAGTAATGTAGGAAAGTTCTGTGCATATAGAACTTGGCACCAAGAATCTTATTTGAAGGCAATGCCGCAACTGCAGCAGATGCCATTGCAAATGTGATACTTCCTGGACCAGAACCACCTGAATCAACAGTGTTGATACCAGCGGCACCAATTAGAGCTGTAAATTCTGTTCCGTTGAATGTTTGGTTATCAATTTCTTGTCCAATGCTTTCTCCGAACTGTTGTGTCAAGCGTGATACGATATCGTATTTGCTATCCATTAACAACTCATTTGAAGCTGTTGAATAAGCACCCAATTTAGCAGGTGTTAGATTGATGTTACCAAATGTAGGATCAGAAGCAGCTAGTGCTATTGCTTCATCTTTCCATGATACTGTGATTCCGGCATCCTCGTAAGGAATATTGAAACTATCTGTTGATGTAGAAATAACATCAGCATCTTGAAGAGCTACAGAAGTAAGTCTTGCAAATGCGAATACTGCATCAGCATATTCCTCAGGAACAAAATTTCCACCCTGAGAAGCTGTAGTTTCATTCATTGCTGCTTTGCCTTGAATCAGATTGATAAACATTTTAGCGATTTCATTTTTAACATCTTCATCAACCAAGGTAAGTTTAACACCTTGCTTGGAAAGGTCGTAACCTTTATATACTTCAACTTTGCTCCCAGGTTTACCAGGAACTTCAAGAGCGACTTTCTGTGCTGGAGCTTTTTCGATAGCTTCAATCTTTGCTTTCATCTCCGCACTTTCCTCTTTCATTTTTGCGATGGTTTCATCAACCTTTTCGCCTTGTGCTTTAACAGCATCAAGTATACCTTGATTTGCTTCTAACAGCAAACCTTTTAGTTCTTCTTTCTTATCCATTGTTTTTTAACTCCTTAACATTTTTAACAGCTCTTCTATATATGGGTTTTCTTCGTTGTCACTCTTGATGTTAATCTCGTTGGATTCATCAAAGTCTTCAAAGAAATAATCTAGATAAGTGCTGTCCTTCTCATCTAGAGTAAAACCTTTACATTTTACACATACTAGTTCATCATCGCAAACTGAACATTTGTGAATATGAACCGTATTACCACTATCAATTGTTTGTTCTGAATTATCTTCGATTAGTTGGTTTTCTTCTGGGGATTCATAAACAGAAGTATTCTCATTATCAAGAACTTCATCTAACCATAATTTCAATTCATCTAATTCCAACTCATCAATAACCTTTAGTTCAATAGCATCCTCTACACCCTTTGAAGTCAATAGAGCTCTTGGGTTAGCAGGGATTGAAACTAAACTAATCTCCAACAGTTCCTGACCATTGAATGTTGCCCTTGGTTGTTTATTTCCATCACCATATGTAATCTTATCACGATCAGGACGGAAACCTACACTCGTGGCATTCATAAAACCATTTGAATATAGTTTATATAGAGTATCGCCTATTGAGGATACTTCCGGAGTTGGAAATTCAATATCAAACATCAATGCTTTCTTTTCTTTATCAATCCACACTTTCTTTGTTTTAGCAACTGGGAAATCGAATGGATTATGATTAGCAAGCACCACAGGATTCTTCTTATAACTTCTTAAATCCCAACCCTCTACCATAACTCTTTCATTGTCACGATCAATAGATTGATCGCTTCCAATAAATCTCAACACTCTATCTTCTTGCTTTTCTGGTGTCTTGGTTAAATACTTGATAATTTTGTCTTTCATTTGTTTATGCTCCTATATACGATCTGGTTACATTTTTTATAAACTAATGGCTGCATGAATTGAACACAAACAGTTGATAGATTTATTACCTGGAAACTGCTCTCCATTTTGGAATGGTTGATTAATTGCTACAGGTCCTTGATTTGCATTACCTTCGTGGTCTGCTCTTCCATTTCCAGATGTCATCCATAGTTTATATTGTATACCACTTGTCTTATAGACTCCTAATGAAGTCTCATTAATCAATGAACTTGACTCTGTTCGTGCAATCGTGAATGATCTCTTGTCTGCAAACTTATAAACCTTCTTAATTCTAGTTGAGATATCGTCGATTGATTCTCCAGCATCAACACCAACAGCTATTTCCGCCTTCAATTGATTAAATATGGTCTTATTTATATTTTTTAAACGATTAACTCTTTTAAATAGAATCTCTTTATCAAGTTGATAATCAATCTTATTATTGATAAAGTCTAAAGACATTTTTCCAGCATCTTCCATAATGCTTTGGAATACTGGTGTTATAGCAGTAATTAATCTCTCATCCTCTCTCTCAAATATATTTATACGAGATATTACTTCAGATATTGAGATCTCTTTCTGTTGATATAATCCCTTTAGCACATTAGTTCGTTGTGAGATAAAATACTTCTTGATCTTCCCTAACAATATTCGTTCATTTCCTGTTTGATGTCTTAAGAATATCTGTCTTTGTCGACTTATTCTAGCTGATTTCTCATTTTTTTCTACAGTTTGTAACGCAATTGCCTTTTCTGGTTCTTGTTCAGCTAATGGTTCTATATGCTGTCCAACCTTAACTGTTTCCATTTCTGTATCAATTAAGTTAATTGGAACGTATTGAACATCTCCAGTTGGAGAGTCCTCAAATCCTAATCCGAATCTTGTATTCAATTCATTTCTTGAGAATCCCATACTGAACAATGTAGTTGCAGCATTAACATCCTCTTCCATTGAAGATTTAAGTTCATCGATCTTTGAGAAATCAAACTTACCATGGATACCATTTGTTACTATATAGACTAGACGTGAATTGATTACCTCTTGCATACGAAGCATCTGTGGTTTTACAGTTTCTTGCCAAAAGATTCTTTTCTGTGTATCTGATGTTGCTCTGTTAATTCCTTCTGTGAATCCAGCTAGTGTTTTTGGAACACCGAATACAGATAAAACAACATCTCTGGTAAATGCTCTTGAATTGATATAGTCCATTTCCTGTTGATTTAACCCAACAGTTTCAAATGTCATACCTCCTCTTAAGATACCAGTCTTTCCTGCATTAGTCACACCTTGATGTCCTTGTTCCCAAATCCTTACAAGTTTCTTTAATTCAGCTAATGTTGAGTTGTCATCTTTGTCTACTTGTAATACCATACCAGGTATTGCATTGTTATCAAAAAATTTAGCTTGATAGACAGAAGCTTTATAATCAGACTTAACTTCCATACTAACTGCATCCAATGGACTCAATCCTCTGAATCTATTGTAAGGGTTTGTATTCTTAAATTGAATTACTTCATCAAGTGAAAGAGATACGCTTCCATTGTATAACCATCCTAACAATTCACCGGTATCAGGAGATACAACATCTTTCATCTTCCTTGGATCAAGGACTATAATCTCTGCCGGTATCTTTGTCGTGCCCATATTCTGACCCACACTTCTTACAATATACCAGAATGCTTCACCATACAACGTATAGAAGGTAGATGTAGATGACCATAAATCAAATCCTGACATTGTATCGTTTGGGTTTTTAAATAATTGGCATAGTGGATGGCTCTCTGAAATGGGTTGATCATTATCTCCTAATAACACAAATGGCGCCTGTGGGAAGTTGTTTGCGATTACAGTTACACACTTGTAAACCAAATAGCTTTGTGAAGCAGGAGTTACAATTTCACCGGCTTCTTGCCCACCCATCATTAGCGGGGAAGCCTTAAGCCACGTGTTGGCGTAATCTTTTGTGAATTGATCTGCTATCTGTTTGTTAAGCACATCTGCAAATCCATCAAGTTTTTGAGAAACAGCTTTATCAACTGCCTCTGTGAATCTTGGGTCATTGTCATATGATCCTGTTGTCATATCAATCTCCTATGTATGGTGCCAAAATTCATGACACTCCTTACAGATGATAATCAGGTTTTCCCTGTAATTATGCTCTCTGTTTGTATCTTTATGATGCATTTCAAGTATACGTTCTGATTTACAAAGACAACAATTGGTGTTTATTTTTTTTAATTCTTTTGCCCACCACTGGTATTTACCACCTCTCCAATTATATTTATTTCCTTTTAGTGCCTTTTTTATTTTTCTTTTTGTTTCTTTGGAATGTTTTATTCCTTTACTTGATTCTCGCATCTTTCTTATAGTTTCTTTAGTGTGTTTATATCCTACTGGTCGTGACATATCTTTTCTCCTTATCAGAAATTAGGGCGGAGATGTTGATAAGGAACATCTCCCTTACGTCCGTCGAACCCTGGTTAGGCGAAAGCTATTTGAGCTTTGGGTCTTATTTTGCCATAGTGCGTATACAATGCATATCTAAAAGAGTCACAGGTGTGGTCATTGAATTTCAATGGATCTTCTAGTGTATCTCCATCCTTCGTTTCTTTATATTTATACGATTGTATTTCTTTGACCAGGTTATTGCTTCCTGCGTCAAGATGTAGTTTGTTTCTTCGACAAAAGTCAATCCCGTCTTTGACTGATTTGTCTGCTGGTTTACAAATGAATCCAGCTCTGTTTATTTCTTCTATGCGTGCTGGTTCGGCGTTGTCAGCATAGATGATTCTATTACGTCTATGCTTCAAGGGAATCATTATAATAAGTTTCTTAATGAGATCAGAGTTTGTTAATCCCCGTTGATAGAGTAATTCTTTAATATAGTATTCACTATCATATTCTCCTATCTCAAGAAGAACACTAGGATCATTAAATCCAAAATCCATGCCATATATTACTTCCTTAAATGTCTTAGGGAACTTTGTTTCTATAACATAGTTGTTATAGATAACTGCCTTCAATTCCCCCCATTCTCCAAGGGTGTATATTTGATAGTATCTTGGATCTTCCCTTTCAAGTTTATTTAATCTTTCAATGTATTCTTTATCAAGGAATCTGTTATCTTTATATGTTGAATGAAAGACTGTTGCATCACTCTTTGGATTCATGAAAAATTCATTGTATGGCCAAAGAAGTTTGCTAATTGGGTTGAATGATATAGCTATTTGCTTATAGCTGTCTGACCTTCCTCTTAATCGTAAATCAATCTGTCTAAAGTCAGGAAGAGATAGTTCTGTTGCTTCCTCCAACCAAACTCCTGTAATACCCTGAATTGATTTGAGTTTCTCCGGGTCGTCCAAGCCACCGGTTAGTATCTGTGAATCATTTACAAATGTGAATGACATATCTGACTTGTTTGGAGTAACCAAGTCTGTCAAGTTCCATTCACTTATTATACTTTTAAATTCTGCAAAGATTGATTGTCGGCATGATGGTTGAGTCTTTCTTAAACATAAAAACTTATGATGTATACCCTTTCCCATCCCAACAAGAATTCTTAATATCTTTTTTTGAGCAATGAATTTAGACTTACCTGATCCTGCTCCACCATATAGCACCATGTAACGATTCCTATCTTCTAAGTATGGATAGAATGAGTCGTTAACTACATCATGCAAATTACTCAGGTCAATGTTTATGTTCATAGGTTATCCCCTATATGTCTATGTCTTTAGGTGCATTGAGATGTACGTTTAAACTTTTAGTTTCTATTTCTGCCTCAACGTGTTGTGTTGGGCGACCATGTGCATAAGCAAGTAACAGTTCAATAGCGCGAATCTTTTCCGCTGGTTTAATACGTTCCCATCTATCTTGTCTTTCTTCTTGAGAGTAACACGCCATTTCAATCAAAATATTGAATAGGTCTTCTGTCACTTCTCCAGATGCTTTTCGCAAGTATTTTTGCACTTCTGTCAATTTTGGGCGACCTGCTTGATTTGGAGATGCTGTTCCGGGTAACCATCTACCACGCTCATCAGTTAGAATCTTTCCTGTTTTTTTGGTGTTCATAGGCATTAAACTGATACTCCTTTCATTAGCAACATCCCTTTGGCCTAACTCTAACAGGCCAATCTGTTTTCTCTGCATCCTCTGGACGAATGAGATGTTCCTTACAGCGTGGACAAAATATTTGTCTAAATCCAACTGTAGCTTTATATCCACATCTACCACAGAGAATCAAATGATCAAGAGGATATTTTGGTTTTTGTTTTCTATATGCTTCAAATTCTAATACTAATTCTTCAAACTCATTTGTCCCATCCAGATTTTCAATTAGTGGTTCAAATTCTAAATCTACTGACCCATCCTCTTTTAGGAATGGTTCATCTTCTTTCATAAGTTTCAAGAAGGCTTCTTCATCATCTGTTATATAGTCTTCTACCATTATGCTGGTCTCCTTATCGTATCGGTCTAATTGTTTGTTCTAAATGTGGGTGGTTAACCAATAAAATTAAATACAAGATATATGGTTCTTATGTGGTCGATTGCTAAAACATTTAGAACAAACCAAAAAAAGAAAATGGTTATTTTTAATTGGTGGGTCTATATATATTAATTATTGAAAGGACTGTTTGTACATTTTTTTGTAAAGGAGGTGACTAAGTGATTACGGATTATAAAAATAAAGGTCCAGGAAAGAGATTTGGTAAATACATCAATCTGAATATAACAGAAAGGATGTATAAAGATTTGAATGAGGTGTCCAGTAAGAATGAGGAAACAATGGCTGAATTGATGAGAAGAGGTATTGCCAAAGAAATTGAAAGGAGTAAGTAGTATGTTAACTAAAGATCTGGGTGGTGAGTTTTAGGTTCTCTTTTATCCTTTCATTCCTTGAAAACTCATCACCCAACTAAAAAAAGGAGAAGCGAAGTGCAAACTAAACTGAATATAAAGAAATTGAAAAAGATCTGTAAGTGGACTCCACAACAGAAAGATATTATTTGGACCGAACATTATTTGAATCGAGCATTTGAAGCACATGAAGCACACGACGGGAATTACGGTTTTATATGGGTTACCTCATGGGGTTCATATGATATTTTAAAAGATGAGAAAGTTGTTTTCATATTGGATATTAATTATGGCCTTACACACAGTAAATGGGAAGCATTAGATAATGTAGGAAGAGTAACTAAGGTTTTAGAGAAACTTGGTTATGAAGTTATAATGGGAAATGGCATAACTACTATCAATAGAGATGCAACAAAAGACCGTATAATTGGTAAGACAACTATTCCTAAAAATACACCGATTGAAACCTTGAACTATAATCAAACATTTAGAGGGGATGATTTCCCTAACCCTTAGAACAAATTAATATAAAACAACTCATTGAGCTTATGCCACGGGGTTGTTAGTATTCTTACTGTGATTTGGGTATTGCCATTGTCCAAATCTCCAAACTAGATTTATTGAGGGGACAGAGCTTCGGCCAGCTTTTTCTACCCTTGTTAGAATTACCCTCAATGAATCATCAACTATCTACAAGGGAGATATCAAAATGAAACAGAAATCCGAGTTAAGCCTTAATCAAATATATAATAAATGTATTGAAATTTTAAGAGATTATGATAGTGGTAAGAAATTATGTAGTTCAGATTGTAATTTTGTTTTTTTGTTCGCTAAACGACATCCAGATGCAGATGAACTATTTGAAGATTGGTCTGGGGATATACTAGTTAAAAATCATCCAAATTATCCCAATAAATGTTTTTGGGTAGTCAAAAACAATGGATACCTTCAACATTTTAGTTTGAAAAATTGTAAAGCTGGTAAATATCCTGATAGTTTAGAAAACTTTAGAAGAGCATGTGGAACAACCATAAGAGATTGTTTAGCAGATTTAAGAAAAGATTGTGTTGAAAGGAATAATTTGGATGGAGTATTTCAAGTTCATCACGCTAAAATAAAACTTAATGATTTAATAGATGAGTTTATAAAACAATATAAAATTGATATAAAGAAAGTTAAATTCAATACTGATCCAATAAGTTTCAAGGATAAGGAGTTATCAAATAAATGGTTTGAATATCATAATAAAAATGCAACATTACAAGTTGTTAGAATTGAACATCATAAATATATACACTCTAATGAGTATAAATATTTTGGAAGTTCAAAATGAATAAGTCCAATGTAGTAGATCCAAATGATGAAGATTTCAAAAAACTAACCACAGAACTTATCAAAAAACAATTAGAAGAAGATCCTGATTATGATGGAAGTTCGTTGGTATTAGGTAGGAGGGGTTTGAATGTCGTTATCCGTAAATGAAATAACAGCGTTTTTTCAATGGTGTTTTAATGAATCAATTGGAGTAACAAGAAGTAAAGAAATGCTTAATGAAATTTTAGAAGTTGTTAGTTGGAATGTATCTAACGATACAGAAGGGGATAAACTATTTCCAATGGATCAGGAACTTAGATTAAAATTTCTACAGGGATTTCTTGATGAACATATAAATAAAAATAGATCATTTGAAAGTGCTTTTGATTTAACTGTATCAGCCGATGTATATAAAAAGAAAGATGATCAAACAACACAACAGTTTTGGACTAGTTTACATTTAAGCAAAACCGAAGTCATATCTAAAAAAAGATTAGAGAATATAGTCGACTCTATTGATGTCTCAGTTCGGAATCATTTGAGATCTCCTAAAATTGAAGTTATGAAAAAGGTGTTGGAAAAAATTAATAATTTGGGATACGCCTCTGGATCTAAAATAGATGAAGACATTGGTGATATAATTTTTGAGTTGTATGATATTGAAAAAAGATCTGAAAGGGCAAGAATGCTTGCAAGTCAATCCTCCTGTATTGTTGGATTAGATGACTGTTATGATATGAATGAATATATACTTGGATGCAATGATCCAGTTAACAGAACACCAACAGGATTTGAATATGTCGATTCTGATTTAGGGGGTGGGTTTCAAATGGGTAGGATTTATATCATTGCTGGAGGCACATCTTCAGGTAAATCTGCCTGGTTATTGAATGCCGCCCATGGTGGTGCTATGTATAATAATTACAGAGGAAGATTTTTGAATAAGAAAAAATTATTTCCATATATCACTCTTGAAAACAATAGAAAGGAATCATATACGAGGTTAGCGTGTTCTCATTTTGGTTTATGTGTAGAAGCAGTTACCGAAAGCATTAGAAATAATCCTAAGCAACTACATGATCAATTAAAGGCAGATTTATTAAAAAATAATTCATATCTTCCAATCCTGGAATATCAAGCTAGATCAATAAACGCTCTTTCAATAGGACGAATTATTGAGGATGAAATTGAACAGTTTGGCGGACATGATGAATGTGTAGTGGCTGGGATTTATCTTGACTATCTTGATTTAGTTAAATACAGAGGGACTAAAAATTTATATGAAGCTCTTGGTGAGGTAACTGATTCATTAAGGGATCTTAGTAAAGATTATGATGTGCCAGTCATAACAGCAACCCAATTGAATAGATCTGGTAGTGACATTTCTCATTCAAGGGATTTGGATTTGAGACTGATGGGCGATTCACATAAGAAATCAACGAACGCTGATGTGATAATTGCTATTGGAAGAGATCCAGACGATGAAAATTTAATTCATTATCGTGTTGTTAAAAATCGTGGTGGTAAAATGGGGACTCCTCTTGATTTGAAAGTTGACTATAGTCAATTTAGATTTATAAGTGCATCGGTTTCGCCTCCAAAAGGTGAGAAGAAAGAAAGATTTGTCCCTGACTCAACTATTTTGAAAACAGATGAGAAGTATATTTATGGGGATGATAAACATAAACGCTTGAGTAGTTTTGGAGGAGTTCAACTATTATGATGGAACATGAAGAAGTTGAAATTGAGAAGATGGTTCTATTTGAAAAATATTTGAAAGTGGCTAATGAGATTATGTTAGAGGATTTAAAGTTCTTTTGTACAGATGTCTTTAAGATAAAAATGATTAAAGACGATACTAAATCTAACTATCGTCTTATTGTTTTATATTTATTTAATTATTATAATAATGATATAAAAGGTCTCTACGAACACCTTAAGAAAGGATATATAACAAACAAGATATATCAAACAGGAGGTATTCAAGGACTCAGATTAATTAGAGAATATTCAAATTTCAAAAAACAAAAGAAGTGTAACCCTTCAAAATTAGTTCATAAAATGGCAAAAGATCTTGGATATGATGCAAAAACTCTAGATACTCTAATCTCAATGTATAATGGTATTGAAGGCAATTTTCACAAAAAAATAGGTCAAACCTCTGACGTCGTACCCCTATCAAATCGGAGGGGTGCGAAGTCAGAGGTTTTTGGTTAAATTAACAAAAAAAGGAGAAAAAATGACTAAATGGTAATAGATGAAAGATGTCCACGTTGTAAACATAAATTTGATGAGATTTCTATTAAGGAACAATCCTTGGCAAAAAATGATTATAAAGTCAAAGTATATATAATAAGGATA